GGTCGTTACCATACCTTGTATGCTAATTATATTAAAGGTGTTTCTTTACCAAATGTTACTTATAGTGACGTTGACTTTGATATTATTGAAACTGTTCCAGGTTTTAAAGATACTCCTTATGGTTCTAAAGATGACCAAGACAAAAAAGAGCTTGTGCTTGATGTTGATTATAAATATGATGAAGTTGATATTACGACTTGTTTTACTAAACAAGTTGATGTATTCGGTGATAAGATTAATATCAAAGAGATCACGACGTTAACACCTCCTGATCTTTCAGTCATCCCAAATTCAACTCAACACAATTTCGCTGCAATGCCTCAAACGATAATTCATACCGATCTTACAGATGATTGGAATTTGAACGAGATTAAACAGAATGATGATAATTCAAATATCATCATTACTGAAAGACCCCACCAGTTTATATCTGGTGTTTCTGATCTTACAGCGAAGAATGTTTCTATGATTCTTTTGCAAATTGCCTTAGACCGCCTCCGACCTAGAAGAGGTGGTGCTGGAATGGTTATTTACCCTTTAATTGCTACGGCTTTTATCGGTACTGCTGCCATCAGTGCATATTTTCTCGTTTCTAAAATTGTCTCTCGATATACCTCGAAAACACTTATTAAACGTCCTTATGACCCACCTCGTATCATAAGGGGCAAGCAGGAGAGCGAAATAGTTCAGTTTGTAAATGCTGAACATGATCCACTTGCTAAAATTACGAAAATGAGAATAAAACATGGTGATAAAGAATTTATTGCTAAAAAAGACTATCCCTTAATCGTTGATACTGATGATTATGATCCGAAGTCTCTTGAACCAGTCTTTGCTGTCCCTAATAGTAGGAGATCTATTAGTGATAGTGCCCTTGAGTTTGCTTATAATAATAATGTCGCTCATATGACGTTAGAATCTAATCAAGGGACCGACCCTGTTTTATTGAAACTCCAAAAAGAAATTAACCATTATTATGCCTGTGAACATGAAGCAGGTGTTTGGAAGTCTCGACACTTTAAGAAGAGTCGCCGTATAGGTGACGCCATAAAGCGTGGTGGATGGAAGAGAAGTTCTCAACCGTATGATGCCAAAGACTACGACACTGTCGCTACAGACTTGTATTATGATTCACAAGGTAATGTTGTATTTAAAGTTGATACCGATACAAAAACCCAATTTGTTACCGTCCATCGTGTTGTAAATGGACGCCCTATAAAGTTCACTGCAGGCACTGGCCGAGGTGTCCTTGAGCAAATAAAATCTGAAACCCAACAATGTGTTAAGGTTCATGACGATAATTACGTCGACCTTGATGCTCTTACTACTGTCATTGTGGCTAGTAAAAATTGGAAATATAAAAATGACACTTTGATTCCTCAGAGTGTTAATGGTTTCCCTAAGGTTGGTGGGTGTTTTGTTCGCCAGGAAGATAATCCTGATGCTGTCGCATTCCGTGCTTCTGGGAATGCTAAACTTTCTGGAAAAATTTTTTGTTTAAATATCGTTGATATGTCAGCTGCTGGTACTCCGGCAATTATGCATGATGAATTTTCTGTATTCAAGAAGGATGTTAAGTGGGTTCCGGTTCGGAATGAAGATGCTTGGGAATATCTTAAAGTATGCTCTATAAACGAACGGGATATTCCCTACGGTGAAACTTTTAACTTTGGTCACTATGTGCCCCATGAAGGCAAACGTGTACCTATAATTGTTAAATGGGAAATTCTTGAAAAGAAATGTAAACAAATAGCTGATATGACAACTGAAAAACATGAGTCTTTAATTTATAATAGTGGTTATGATAAGTGGCATGATGCTGTTTTCGATATTACGATTAATGATCCCTTCGTTAATATTCGACAAGACGGTACGTCCGTTATTCCTGCACAGCATGCTTGTTATATCAAATTACCCAATTACCCTTGTGTTGTTCTTGCGAACACTCACTCCTTTGACCCTGTCGGCGATTATAATCCCCCAAAGAGAATATATACTGTTATAGCTAACGCTGGTAAAGACCAGTGGAATATGTACTTAAAAGCTTTATTCTTTTGGGATGATATTGCCTGCTTCGTTGAAGTTTCGTCCAAAGGTATACCTGTTTCTCCAAGGAAGAAACCTCTTCACGTTGAATTTCCCAGTTTTGATAGAGACCGAGTTGGCCATCATTGTCTAATCGGTTGTTATCATTGTAATAAAATGAATCAAACTGAGGCACTTGAAGTCGGAGATTTTGACTATACCCTTAATACTAAAGACGGAGATTGTGGTAGACCTTTTGTTTACTATGATATTGCTTCGCAAATATTACATTTACAAGGACTCCATTCTTATGGAGCTCGACATGGCATGCGTAAAAACGGTGCCCACCCTTTTGTAACCGAGAAACAGTTCTCTGTTCTTGTTTCCCCTGATAAAATCACTTCTCTACCTAAGCACGAAGCGTGCACCTACGTTGGTCGTTTAAACACTCCCATGAGGATTATAGAGAATGATATGGCCCCTCATGATTTTGCTCTGGATTTTATTAAAGACAAAGTCGATTTGAGTAAGTACGAACTCAAAATCGCCACCTTAGACACTTACCGAATTGGAGTTAATAAATACAATTTGGTTGCAGATTGGTCTTTAAACGATTCTGATGAGCTAGTCAGAATGACCGATTTAATATTTTTATCCTTTTGGAGAGAATATATGGTCTGCAAACTCCCTTCATTCGATTTGTTCCTTGAATTGATGAAGAGGTCCGGTACCGGTCAGTTGAACCATACTAGTCCTGGATATCCTTTCTTCAAGATATCTAATGATAAAGTTCATCTGTATAATAAAATAGGCAAAGCTATTTTCCAAGGTATCCTCAGTGGTGAGGTTATAAATTTAGCTGTTATTGCAAGTAACATGGCTAAGCTAGAAGTCAGGGCTTCTGAAAAAGAACAAAGATATATAATGTCAATGCCTGCCCATCACACTGGCGTAGGTGTATGCTTATTTTCCAACCATTATAAATTATATAAAGAAGATTGTTGCAACCCCAATTGCCCTGCTGCGATTGGTTTGGACTTAAATGCTGATATCGATGAGATATACGGCGGTCTAATTGGAGCAAGTCGATCAGAAGATGGTGATGTAGATATGAAATTTTGTTTCGTTTTTTCTGGTGATGCCGATAAACGAGATACTTCTACCTCCTCTTGGTTAATAAGACACATTTTTGATCTCTATAAAAAATATATGATTCCCCCAAGTCAGCACTATTTGCTGGACTGGTATGTCGAAAATATTGTTAATACTTTCGTTCGTAATCCCCCGAACGAATTATGGCAGAAGGATATGGGAAATCCTTCTGGAAATTACTCAACTACAGATATAAATACAAAGTCCACTCATTGGGAATGTATTTATGCGAAACTTAAGATGTATGAGGCTGAAGCTAGAGCCTCTAAAGACATTCTAAAGTGGTATAAGATGAACTTTAGAACAAAACACGGTGGTGACGATTTTATAATTGCCACTTCCAGGACCGATTTTACCCGAGAGAAGTACATTAGCTGTCTTCCTGGCTCGGTGTCCGTTACTTTTGATTTTCCCGATAAGGAACCTTCAATTTTTAACTCTACATTTTTCTCTATGCAGCCCACTGTGTGCAGTTACGACTCTAATAACGAATTTACTGTTAGAGCTAAGCATGCTAAGCCCGAAAGGGTTTATGTCAAGATGGCTTACAAAAAGCTATCTCAAGATGATACAGTGTTTTACTCAAAGGTATGTAATGCTTTAGTTTGGATGTGGTGGGATATAAATGAACGAACCTATTTGTTAAAGCTCAAGTCTAAACTTGATGGATATTTTAGGAATGAAAGGACAAAAGGAAAATTCCAACACTGGGTTTTCATCCCCTTAGAGAACATTATGTCTCATAAGGGTATTAAGTTTCATGAGAGTAAACAAGGGTATAGCCACCCTTTTAGACCTGGTCAGAAAGGTCATCATAATCAAAGGCGTGATCGATGTGAGCTGTATTCGATCAAAAATTTACATAAAAAGTTTATGAATATTTGGAGAGATCTTAATAACCTTGATTCAACTGAAAATAATCTTCAGGACTTAGTCGATTATTTAGACTGTTGGTCAACACCTAATAGTTGGACAACAAAAGAAGAACTCAAAGAATCTCGTATTGAGAAAGATGCTTGGAAATTGGCACAAATCAAAATGCTTTTCGCTGACCGTCAGAAAACTGTTTGGAAACAACAGTTTGTTCGGGTCACCCTAAGGTTTCCAATTCTACCTCGTTCTCATACTTTTATCCAAGATTTAACTGGTAATTTGATGAAGAAAATTTTTATGCCGTATTACGAAGCTTACCCTTTTCAACAAGGACGTGTTTCAATAATGGTAGCGAACTTCGCTGAACTCCGAATACCTTTTAATGAGAAACTTGAGTTTCTCCAAAATTCTCGTAAACTTCCAAATAAAGTCTTACACTATATTCCAGCATGGAATCATCCCGAAACTAGGCATAGAGCTATTAATCAAATGTGTCTTAGTGTTGGTGAAGACTATGGAACTTTCAAAAGACAAGAGTGCAGGTGTGTACAACGCTCTCTTATCTTAATGACCGAAAGAATGACTCCAAAAGAGTTTTATAATTTTGCAAATATGATTTATACTTTTAATGGTATAAGATGCACTGTAAAGGAAAACCCTAAGGCTAAAACTAAATTTTTAGACACTCTTCAGAAGTATGAAGATGCTTGGGATTATAACTTTAGAAAAATTTTTGGTCATCATGTTGATTGTGAACATTATACTGTTGCTAAACCTCAGTTTTGCTTATATGCTTACGAGAAGCTATTTAATTATGCTCGTATGTATCACCTTATTTCTCTTAATCATCAACACATTTTTTGGCTTAGAACGCAATCAATGGATTATTATCGAAATGAGTATATTGCAAATAACACCAATGAGACGTATGCAATTCATTGGGAAAACAATCATACAAAGAAGAAAGAAGTAATTGCCTATTACCTTAAATTTGACCTTAACAGGCGAAAACATCAAAGTAGTAGATTTACTACTCAAATATCCTTCAAGGATAATGTCAATTACACTAATGTAAATGACCGTCGTTCAGATTACGACGTTAAAATACTCCAGTGGTTTAACTCTGCTCCATCCACGTATAATCATTTAGCTAACTTTATTGATAGTGAATTTGACGATACGTTTGTCAATTTGGAACATGAGCCTATTGTAGTTGAACCACACTACCATTTATCATTCACTCAAAACAACACTGAAACAACTATCTATCTCGAAAGACGTAGAAGAAACAATCATCAAGGCGCTACAGCGGGCGTTTATAATATAAATATGCAGAATAATAATAATGCAGGTGTTGGATTAAATAGAGGTCAGAATCGGAACTTTAAAAAGATTCGGACCAAAAATGCTCAGCAAAAAGCATATCGTGTAAAAGGTGCTCAAGCTGGTGCTTTAGCCATAGTGAATGCTGGTAAAGCCGCAAGATGGAGAAGTCAAATTCCTCCTGCCTTGCCGCGTGCTCGTAAGAGAATGGGTGCCGATCTTGGTGCTGGTTTTAATATGCGGGCGAAAAATAGTATGGCCTCTCAACGTCAAAATATGTTGAATATGGCTGGATATAATCGTATATCCAAAAGTGGTATCCCTCGATACCCTAAAATGTCAAGTATGGCTAAGTATGGTCTCCCTGACTGTTGCATTCGAGCTCTTAGAGATCTGTACAGTTTTGGAGATAATGCTAATACTCCTGCTCCTATTGATAATGGAAGTCATCAAGCTGCTACTGCTGCTGTAGCATCTTTGGCTTTAGAACTTGATAATCCCGTTGCTGCCTCAGATTCGACTAACTTTGAGACTTTTATAGTCCATAGTGGGGATTTCCGTTATGGAGTCCTTAAATCAGTTCAGTCCACAGCTGGATTTCAATATGAGCCTATAGCAGAAGCCGGCGACGGTTTCGCTCCTACTTGTATATTACAATGTAATTCTGCAGGTTTTGTCTGGGGAACGATTTTTAATCCTCGAACCGAACAATTCTTACTTTCTAATTACATTCCCGGCATTGGTGCGCACGCCTGGCCAATGATAACCGATGGTCCCGCTACAATTATTTTTAATACTGGTGGTGGGAGTTTTGATGGAAGTGATGGGTCTAAGCAAAGTATGGATAATGGAACCCTCTTTAGAATTCGTTTTTACAAACAGAGTGATAACTCTCTTCTTTACGATTCTGGTGAAGTTTCTGGATTTGCTTCAATTCCTATTACTTATACATCCGGTATGAATTTTACCGTTGAAATTCTCGGGACTGGTGCTTACGGTCCTGTAAATATGGCGATAGGTATTGATGATGATACTGATTCGTTTAAAGGTGGTGCCGGTACACCCTATGTTCTGGAAGCTCAAAGCTGGAACACTGCTCCCAATTTAATTGGTCGAGCCTCTCAAATCCGTGTTAATTCCTCTGCTATTGTAATTACGAATGCTCAGTCATCGTTGATTGCTAACGGCAGCATTGTTGCAGGTAAGATTACGGCAAACCAAGCCCCGCAATCCACCTGGGATACTTATCTCTTCGGCCAACCAACCTATTATTGTGGCAAATTCAAAGAAGGCATTTTTTCAGGACATATTAATGATTATGTTCAACCTTGGCAAAACACTGGTGTTGCAATAACTAACCCTTTCGCTTCACCTTCTGTAAACTGTGGTGTTATACATATCGTCGCTACTACAAAGGACGTTAATACCTCAGCGATACAAGCTGAAGTGAAAGTTCGTGGTTGGGTTGATTATCTCACCAACGACGCATCTATTGCTCAATCATTTATTGCTAATGAATCCCCTATTTGGATAACTACTGTTGGTTATGCTATAAAGACTATGATATATACCGATAATCCAAATCATGTTCAAGTCTTAAAATTTCTTCATGATGCAATCATGAAACTCAAGTCGGATCCAGACGCACGTGCTCATGCCTGGAACGCTCTCAAAAGCGCCGGTAAGTTTGGCCTCCAAGCGGGGGGCATTCTTGCTGCGATGCTTTAACTCTAATCCTCTGTATGGTTTTCCCCCTACGGGGGGTTTTTATCCATATGGTTATGCTATTAATTTAGTGTAGACATGGATCATAATACTTAATAATATGGCTTACTTTAATTAGTTGTCCCCATCTATTCATTTAGCTGGTGTTATTAAGAGATTAAATAATTA